GCAAGCTGCGTGGGGTACAACAGTGCCACTAACACTTAAGCAAACAAGCGCTGCAGTCTCAGCGACAAACCCTCTATACAGCACTACTATCTTGGTAAATAACACCACAGATATTAACGGCGCTGTAGGAGATATCGCTACACAGTCCATTACATTTACTTGTAATTCACCTATCGTAATTACTACTACCTGATAACAAACAAAGGGGCACACAATGGCACGACTCAAAATAACAAGGGCAGACGGAAACGTATCGGAGCATCAGATTACGCCACGTATCGAGTATGCCTTTGAGCTGTACGCTAAAAAGGGTTTTATGAAAGCGTTTAGAGATGACGAAAAGCAGACTGACCTGTATTTCCTCGCTCACGAGTGCATCCGCGCAAGTGGAGAGGTTGTACCGGTGTTTGGTCCCGAGTTCTTAGATACTTTGTCTAAGGTCGAGGTACTAGACGATCTCCCTTTGGGGTAGTGGGGCGGGGGAGCTTTGGGTATCTAGTGGCGCAGTTGGCTATTGCTACCCATATCCCGCCCCAGTACTTGTTAGACCTAGACGTAAATATGTTTAAGAACTTAATACAAGTATTAAACGATCAAGCAAAGGAGGCCGAAAATGCCCGTAGAGCTAAAGGGGGTGCTAAGCACCGTTAAAGCTATGCGCAAGTTTGACCCGGACCTCCTGAAAGAAATGAACAAAGAGATACGCGGGGTAATGATCCCGCTACGCAATAAGGCTCGAGGGTATGCGCCTAGCCCTCAACCGGATAATCTTTACGGCTGGGCAGAGGGCAGCGTAGGTAAAAAAATTACAGCTCGTAACTCCTCTTTTAGAGGTGCACCCTCAACCGGACAAGCGAGATTATTTCCTTTGTATAATCACGGTCAAGTAGTCAGAGGTATCAAATACTCTCAACCTGCTAGCAAACGTAACAAGGCGGGTTTTAGAGCTTTGTATTTTATTTCTAATCAGTCAGCAGCCGGCTCAATTTACGAAACTGCAGGCCGTAAAAACCCGGGCGGAGACCCAGCTAGTAAGTCTAATAACCCTAATGCAGGTAATCATTTTATTAACCGTATGGGTCCTCTTTACGGAGATAAGCAAAAGGAGCGCGGCCGCTTAATTTTTAGAGCAGCTTACGAGGATCGTGGCAAAGCGCAGGATGCGGTTATCTCGGCTATCTCCACAGCTATAGAAAAGTTTAATAAAATCAACAAGAGTAGTTACGGACGGGCCGCATAATGGCACTACCTAATTTAGTTTTTAGTGTTGCCTCAGAGTATGATGGCAAAGGTTTAAGCAAAGCCCGTAAAGACGTAAACGCTTTTGATAAGAGCGTTAAAAGTCTGGGTAGGACACTCGGGGCTACCTTATCCGCAGCTGCCGTTGTTAGTTTTGGCAAAGCATCCGTTAAAGCATTTTTAGCAGATGATAAAGCTGCTGCCACTCTTACCCGCACACTTGGTAACTTAAACTTAGCCTTTGAGGATCAGCGAGTACGCAGTTATATCTCCAGTCTTGAGGCCAGCTCCGGCGTACTCGATAGTCAGTTAAGGCCGGCTATGCAGGCACTATTGACCACCACCGGCAGCGTTACTAAATCGCAAGAGTTATTAGGACTTGCGATAGATGTCGCAGCCGGCAGCGGCGAAAACTTGGTCACAGTTGCGCAGGATATATCACAGGCCTTTGTGGGCAACACTCGAGGACTTAAAAAATATAACCTCGGTTTAACTCAAGCTGAATTACAAACAGCTACTTTTGCAGACCTACAAGAAAAATTAAATAAACAATTTAGCGGACAAAACGCAGCCCAGTTAGATACCTACGCTGGCAAGTTAAGCCTTATTAAAGTCGCTTACGATAATTTACAGGAGACTGTAGGTAAAGGGCTTGTAGATAGCTTTGCCGTCCTTGCTGGCGATACTGGAATAGGATCAGCGACAAAGGCTATAGGCGATTTTGGTCAAGCAATAGCAGACACCGTTTACGGTTTGGCTCTTGTTGTAGCTGAGGTACGTAAACTCGATGCCAGTATTTCAGGGGGCACTTTAGGGCGCTTAATTGCGTGGAGCATTAAATACTCGCCGGCTGGCATATTAAGAGATTTAGGCGCTGCGCAAAGAATTAAGCCACAGCCGTTTACTACCCCTATGTCTATCTCCGGACAAAATACTAAAAACAGTTTAAGCGCAGTAGAAAAGATGCGCGCCGAGGCCGAGGCTGAGGCTCTTAAGAGAGCTAAGGCTTTAGCAGCTGCTCAAAAGTTACAACTTGCCAATGCTAAAAAACTAGCTGCGGAGGCCGCTAAAAAATTAGCTTTAGATAAAGCCTCTGCTTTTCTTAATCAAGCTAATAAATTATTTGATCTAGACCGTATCCAACTTGCAGCTGCAGCTATGGCTAAGCAAAGCGAGGAGGATAAAGTACGTATACGCCTCAAGACTAATATCCTCGAGCTAGAGGATGCTATTAACGAGGGAAATATACAAGGCGCTGCAAAGTTTGCAGCTCTTATTACTCAGGATGCCGCGTTACTGGGCCAGTTGCGAGATAGTGCATATAACTTAAGTGATGTACCTAATCCCTTTGATGCGTGGCTAGCAAGTCTTAATGCAGCTTTAGCGGCGTTAATTGCGATGACTAAGGTAATACCTATAGTTACGGCTATGGTCGGTATGGGTGGCTTTAATGCCGGCTCTGCTCGTATGGGTGAGTCTGCAGGCAATACGGCCGCAGGTTTACCAGCTAACTCTCTTAGCGATTTTATGGGCTTTGGCGATGAGCACTTAGGACAATTAGCTAGACAAGGCGGCAACGCAACAACTATCAACTACAACATAAGCGCTAGTGGTATTGGAGATCAAGCAATAGCCTCAGTAGTCCAAAACGCTATACAAGAGCTCAACCGTTACGGTAACTCGACAACTTTTGCGGGTGCTATCTAATGACTGTACCAACAATTAACGCCATTATTAACTTTTCTACGGGCCCAAACTTTGCCCAAACGATGATTATCGACCAAGGTATTTTAGGTACTAACGTGCTGGGCGATAGCGCCGGTGTTATTGTGGACGTAAGTAATCAAGTAAACAACGTACAAATAGATCGAGGCCGTAACGCTCAGGCGGACCAATTCCAAACAGGCAATTTATCGCTGCGTATTGTGGATCAAAACGGAGACTTTAACCCGCAAAATGTAAGCGGTCCGTATTACAACTTACTTGTACCAATGCGTAAAGTACAAATAACTGCTACTTACGCAGGCGTTACCTATCCTTTGTTTTCAGGCTTTATTACTAGCTATACAACTACTACCCCACTTAATGCCGATGAGGTTGCCTATACAACTATTGCGGCGGTAGATGCTTTTAGACTGGCACAAAACGCACAAATAGCCACAGTCCCCGGTGCGACGGCAGGCGACCTATCCGGTACCCGTATAAATCAAATACTCGATGCTATTGAGTGGCCGGACTCAATGCGGGATGTAGATGCGGGACTTACCACTTTGCAGGCAGATCCCGGTACAGCGAGGACCTCTTTACAAGCTATGCAAACTGTAGAGATTTCAGAGTACGGAGCTCTATATGTCGATGCCTCAGGCTCTTTTGTTTTCCAAGATCGTACGGTAACAGTATCCAGTATTAACGGCACTCCTACAGTTTTTAACGATAATGGTACTGATATTGGGTACGCTAATGCCGTGTGGAGATTAGACGATACTCTCGTATACAACTCAGCAAGCATTACACGCACTGGCGGTACAGCTCAAGTAGCTACAAACTCAGCAAGCATAGAAAAGTATTTTATTCACTCATATAATCAACAAAACCTGCTTATGCAGACCGATACCGATGCCCTTAATTACGCACGGGCTTACGTAGCCTCTCGAGCAGAGACCACTATTAGATGCGATGCTATTGAGTTAGACCTTTATACAGATAACTATAACAGCGGCATTATTGCAGCTCTAGAGCTCGATTACTTTGACCCGGTAACAATTACAACAAACCAACCGGGCACGTCCACACTTACAAAGACACTACAGGTTTTCGGAGTCAAACACTCAATTACTCCGAATAGTTGGAAAGCAGTATTTACAACTTTAGAGCCCATTATCGACGGGTTCATTATTGGGTCCACTATCTCGGGGGTACTCGGTACCAACGTGTTAAGTTACTAAGGAGAAATAAATGGCTACAGGTTTTCCGTGGGCTACCGGTGATGTACTAACAAGTGCCGGTATGAACGGGCTCACTTCTTTTACAATAGGCACGGCTAATACAACGGATTACACCGCAGTATCAGCTGACCAATATCAAGTATTACAGATTATGAACAAAGGTACGGCTATCGCTTTTAAGCTGCCTACTAACGCATCCGTGGCTTTTCCGGTTGGTACTGTAATTACAGTGCTAAATATCGGCGCTGGTACTTGCACTATTTCAGCCGTAACACCGGGCACTACAACAGTGCTAAGCGCAGGATCCGTCGCAGCATCTCCAACACTTGCGCAGTACAAGTCAGCGGCCTGTATTAAAACTGCTACTGATACTTGGTACGTAGTAGGAGCTATTGCATAATGCTAAACACAATTACAGCCATAAACGGCGCTCCCCTACCTCCGGTAACTATTGACTATTTAGTAGTTGCAGGCGGCGGAGGTGGAGGTGGCTTTGCATACACCGGAGGCGGTGGCGCAGGTGGACTTAGATCAACTGTTACAGCTACAGGCGGCGGTGGTTCACTGGAGACTGCACTTAGTTGCATTAAGGGAACTAATTACACAGTTACCGTAGGAGCTGGTGGTAATGGTGGAGCTAGTGCAAATCCGGGTTTATCATCGGCTGGCAGTAATTCCGTATTTTCTACTATTACAAGTACCGGCGGTGGTAACACTGCATACAACACCGCAGGCGGATCCGGTGGCTCCGGCGGTGGCGGAGGCGGTGCCTCACTTGGCGGTTCAGGTACGTCAGGTCAAGGCTATGCAGGTGGTCGCGGTAATTTAGTTACTGGCGGTGGAGCAGGAGGCGGCGGTGGCGGAGGCGCTGGCGCAGTCGGTGGAGACGGCACTGTTACAACAGGGCCAGCAGGTTCAGGCGGAAATGGTGTCGCAGTATCTATTACTGGATCCTCAGTTACTTATGGCGGAGGCGGTGGAGGTGGAGCTAGCAATTCTCCAACGTGTGGCCGTGGTACAGGTGGTACAGGTGGAGGCGGTAACGGTGCAGCCACGGCAGTACCGGGAACAGCGGGAACAGCAAACACCGGTGGCGGTGGAGGTGGTGGATTTTTCACCCCTGCACAAGCAGGCGGTAATGGCGGTAGTGGTGTTGTAATTCTTAGATACCTAACAGCCGCTGCAACTATAACTATCGGCGCAGGCTTAACAGGATCAACAGCTACTACCGGCTCATATACCTACGCAACTATTACAGCCGGTACCGGAAATGTGAGCTGGTCATAATGGCACACTACGCATTTTTAGATAATAACAACGTCGTAACAGAGGTCATCGTCGGTATAGATGAGACTGAGTTAATCGAGGGTTTAGATACCGAAACGTGGTACTCAAACTGTAGAGGCCAAGTATGTAAGCGCACCTCATACAACGGCAATATACGTAAAAATTATGCCGGTATCGGGTTTACTTATGATGCAACTCGCGATGCTTTTATAGCTCCTAAACCTGATAACTCAATAGGTTTTAACGAGGAGACTTGCCAATGGATAGTGCCGGAGGTTATACATAATGCTGACTAGTTACAACGGCTGGCAAGCCTCAAAAGACCCAGACGAGATCCGTATTACTAGCTACAAGGTAGAGGGTACAAACCTTAAGCTGCGATGCGCTGAGGGTTGCGGGCCTTTACTAGCTGCCTTTGCTGCAGAGTTTCACGAGCTCATCGAGCCTATAGATGCAGGTGCCTTAGATGACTGGGGTTACGCTTTCCGTATGGTACGAGGTACCACCGACAAACTCAGCTGCCATAGCTCGGGAACAGCTATAGACCTTAACGCGACTAAACACGCACTGGGTAAAATCGGTACTTTTCCTCCTGAAAAGGTCCCAATGCTCCGGGCGCTCGCTAAGAAATACGGCCTCAATTGGGGCGGCGACTACGTAAACCGCAAGGACGAAATGCACTTTGAGGTAATCATTACCCCGGCTAAAGCTGCGGAGTTAATTAAAAAGTTAGGACTTAAGTAATGCCTAAAACAGCGCAAGTATCAGTAACCACTACTAAAACTCTTGTAGTCCCTGAGCTTATAGGAGACCAGAGCGTTTACCTACACAGCTCGAGCGGGACTCTGTATATCGGTGGAGCAGACTTAACTACGGCTAACGGCTACCGAATGGATAACGGCGATAAACTTACGATTATGGTGGGCGACCACGAGGCCCTCTACGCTATTACGACAAGTGGAACCGCTGACTTGTTTGTAATGACTCAAATAAACTAAGGGCAGAAATGAGTAAGACAATGAACGAACAACTCAAAGCTGCGGGCCTCTCATATATCAGAGCTGCAGTTAGCTGCGTGGGAGCCCTTTATCTCTCAGGCATCACAGACCCTAAGACACTAGCTAACGCGTTTATCGCAGGTTTAGTAGGTCCACTCCTAAAAGCTCTAGCACCTAGCGAAAAGCAATACGGCATAGGGTCCAACTAATGAAAGCCCTGATAGGGGCGATACTGGGGATGTTGCTCCTATCGGGGTGCGGTTATCAAGGTTGGGTAAGGTATGAGTGCCAAGAGTACGAAAACTGGAGTAAGCCGGAGTGCCAGCCTCCACGGTGCGAGGTTGTGGGTACGTGTACCAAAGACCTCATACCCGAGGAAATCTATGAGTCGTTTAAGCCCTGAGGAGCTACACGCTCGCCTTATTGTGTTTATTGGAGTGACCTTAGCCCTTGTTTTTGGTATATCAGTTTTCGGGATGCTCTACGCGCTTATCTTTGTAACTCAGCCGGTCAGTGCTCAAGCTCCTAACGATCGGGCTTTTATAGACTTGCTTACAACTTTAACCGTATTTCTTACGGGGTCTCTCGGCGGCGTACTAGCTAGTAACGGGCTTAAGTCCAAACCTAAAAAAGAGGACCAACCTCCTAGCGTGTCTTAGTCGCATCTTGTCGGTATGTACCTTTACCCTTATGGTGTACCACTAACTGCCGAGCCGGGCTAAGCTCTCAGGGTTTAGATCGTATCGGCCTTAACAAAGGGCGTAATACAATGAGTACAGTTTTAGAAATACAAGTGTTAATTTATATGCTTATCGTAGCCTCGATTACCGCGGTGATTTTCTACGCAAAAGGTTTTAACGAGGGCAAGAAAATCGGCACACAGCTCGGCTATCGCCGTGGCGCTAAGTCGGTGCAACAATGATTAGCACCTCAAAGGCAGGCGTATTTTGTGATTACTGCAAAGACCGCTGGGGTGGCCGTCACGTCAAAGGCGTGTGGGAGTGGCACGAAAAGGCCCGCCGCCAAGCTGTAGTAACCATTACAAGCGTGACTATCAAAGCAAAAGGCACCGTGCGTAGCTACTGCGGTGAGTGCCGAGAAATTGTAAGTAATTGGCCTGACGGCTCCGTATTTCCTTTATCCGAGCAGGTGGAGCAGGCTATTAAAGCTGAGTCGCCTCGTATCAAGTTTGGAGTATCACAATGACTTTCCTAGATAACTATGAGGACGTAAACAGTCGTATCAAGCGCTTTAGATCAGAGTTTCCAAGCGGTCGCTTAATTGCTTATATCGAGGATGCAAACCTTAAAGAGGGCTGGATACTTATCAAAGCTGAGGCGTATCGCGAGTATGAGGATGCGGTGCCTAGCGCCGTGGACTACGCCTATGGCAACGTGGCAACCTACCCGGCTAATCTTAAAAAATGGTTTGTCGAGGACACGATTACAAGCGCTTACGGCAGAGTTATAGGCCTGCTAACGCCAAGCCTCGAGCACAAGGCACGTAGCACCTCGCAAGATATGGCACGAGTGGAGCAGCCTGTAAGTACACCCGATTATTGGAGTGTAGGTAAAGAGCCGGAGGGCACTGCCGTACCACTAGCTACAACTATGGAGACTGTAGCCGAGCAATTAGGAGGCGAGGTTATAGAGTCATCTCCTATTTGTAACCACGGTCGTATGATTTATAAAGAGGGCAAGAGCTCTAAAACTGGTAACGCCTACAAAGGCTGGACCTGCCCAAGCAAGGTAAAGAGCGACCAATGTAAGGCAGTGTGGATGTAATGGGCGAGATGCAGATGATTAAAGACGGCGTAGCTACAACTATCCACAGAGACGGCAGCATTACCCGCGAAATTGTGGATAAGTGCGATAATTGCGGGGAGTACAGGTCCAAGCAAGGGGGCCTAACTATCACCGTAGTAGGTGGCGAGGCGGTTATATGGCTATGCGAATTATGCCGGGGCTAACGAGAGTAGTACTAGATCGTGCCCAAGAGACTTTAGCGCATAAGTGCGGGTTTGAGTTTATTGTCTCTAAAGAGGCTAAAGATAAACAAGCTACGCAATATAACCGTGCGCTTAATTATCACGAAATGATAACGGAAAAGGCCGAGGGTTACGGTGCTCAGATAGCCGTAGCTGCGTATTTTGGCGATTTCTCTTACGTGCCAAAACTAGATCCTGCACAAGAGGATGCAGATGTAGGTGGCAATATCGAGGTAAAACACACACACCACACAAGCGGCCATTTAATTATCCAAGATAGATATAAGCCGCCTGAACGCCTGAAAGATATAGCCATACTTGTAATTGGTAAATCACCGGTGTATTACCTTGTGGGTTGGATGCCTGTAAGTATGGTGATGCAGTCAAGGTATCGGGTTGCGTGGGATAACAATTACTGGGTACCACAAGCTAATCTATTTGAGATGAAATACTTAAAGAGGTCCGAGTATGGCGACTCTACGCTTTAGCTGCAGGGTGTGTAAGGCCGTGCACGATCATA